CCCTCCGATGCCCCGTGGGTATTGATCCCACGGGCGCATGTTCTTGCAGATTGCAAGATCGTTCGGTCCGATGGTGGCGGGATCATCGGCGGTGCGAAGACGCCCAGACAATGCTATTTCACGGGTTCTGAAGCGAATTTCAGGCAATTATCACCACCCATGAATCAATATCATCCATTGTCACAGGTGTCCAATCCCCATCGGACACAAGAAACCCGTCTCCACTAACCGGAGCGTAGAAACCGTCCTCGCCATCCTTTGCCATAAACCCATCGGAAGATGCACCCCGGGTGGGTTTCGGTATTAAGGTCCATACCATTTCATAACTCCTACTTTGAGTAAATGGGGGTGATCTGAACTAGGGGATACGAACCTGCGGTCTTAGGGATGAACTTGCATCCCTCTCCACCCCATGTTGAGAATATCCAAGAATTACCTGCGGCTAATAGATGGCCCAATCCTGAAGTCGTAGGAGTTCCAGACCCGCAGGAGAACCTTGCGTCTTGTGTTTCTACGCTAACGATGGCTCCGATAGGTTGGCCGTAGTTCGTATCCACCCAACCGGTAACGTACATTGTCGTCATCGTTACTGCAACGTTATCAGCGAATGTGTACGCCTTCGCCGTTCCGTAACGTCCCGAGATCGGTATATTCGGGGAGGCCCCCCAATTCGGTTCCACGGCCATCGCAACGCTGCCGAGGCAAAGCAGAATGACAATAGACAGGATTAACTTCTTCATCACCAGTTGTCCTTTCTTTTCTTTTTCTTTACGTGCTTCGGCAGTTTCTTGCCTTTTGGCGTTTCCTTCTCCCAACGCGCAGCCATCTTGGGATCGTTCGCATACATCCATTTCCGTTGTGCGGAACTCTTGAACGGCATCAGAACCCCCCGGATTGTTTCCCTTGCGGACCTTGGGCGTAGCACTTCACCTTCGGGTTGCTGTACGACTGCTTCCGACCCTCTCCGAACGCCGGATGGGGTTTCCCTCCCGCGTGGGAAGTCGCGGGCATGTTCTTGTGATCCCCGCCACCCGCCGCTTTGCCGATTCCGGGTCCGTCCAACGTCCTTCCCGACCCGCCTTTCCCCTTCGTCACCTTACCAATTCCCGGCCCGTCCAAATTCCTGTTGCTTCCGCTTGTCTTACCCATCTCCGATCTCCTTTGCGATTTAGTATTTCCATGCAGGGAATACCTGCATGAGGTCTTCGGGCGAATTGGCCCTTGTAGCTTCCTGTAGAAGTTCCACACGTTTAGTTTCCAGTTTCGTCGTATCCCGGTCGATGCGTTTCAACGCCCGTACCGCCGCTCCCATTGAAATGATCTCTGAATAAACATCACTCGATTCCATATTATCTATGTCGGAATCCATTATGGTAGGAGTTCTGTTGTAATACATTCGCAGGGTATAGGCTGTACTGTCGGGAGGAGGTCCAACCTGGAAATAACTATCCAGACAGCAAAATTTCCTCGGCGGGGAACTCTCGGTTATACCCTCCGCAACCACCTCCTCGATACTTCCTTTCTCCACCTTCTTCTGCGGGTCCGTACTGGAAATATAGGCATATATCGCACGAATCGCATTGCCGGATATATCCGATGGGTACAGATAGTTCGTCTGTGACTGGATCGTTACCCTGGTGGCTTCCCTCAATCCGAACGAATCATCCTGCTTGGACAGATACGCCCACAACCACCGCTGCTCGTCGTTTATGTACTGCATCAACTCCGCGTTCGTCCAGGTAATAGGGGATACATCCTCGGTTTCATCTATATACAACCGAGTGCGCGTCCTAAGCTGCAACAGCGTGGTTGCCATATCTGCTCCTTACTTTCATCAAGGCCTGGTAGACATTTCCCGGAGGAAGACTATCCGAGCACAGTGTTGCGTCTTTGTTATATACACCCCTCGGGCAACTTATACGCGAATAATGAATCTGATGACATGGCGCACAAGGGCAATCCTTTAACGCGGGAGTTAGGTAGATATCCTGATCCCTTATTGTGAAATTCTCCCTCGATGAATGAGACAGCAAAGCAATCAGCGGAGCCGGAAACCCCTGAGCCGCCGTAAGACTCCACGTCTCCGGTGTTACAACGGCATCCACCGCGCTATGCAACGCCAGGGATTGCCTGATTTTATACTTCGCGCAACCGTTGTAGACGACGGTGTTGTAATCCTCGCCTATGACGTATTTACCTAAGTCGTCCGAGATGGCGAGTACGCCTATGTCGTCCCGGTTCGTCTTCAACAGGAAGAATACATCGAACATGTGCGGATACGCCTTGTGCCAGCAACTACCGAAGATGTTCCACAACACGATGAACTTCTTGCCTAACTTCCTTCGGACCCGTTCAACTTCGCTTGAGGCCCATTCCCTTTCCTTGTCGGACAGCCAGATCGACGGCAACCTTCCTTTGATATCCAGACCCGCTCTTGTGAAGTTGTGATCCAAATAGTTCTTTGCGCAGTCCGTGTGGCGTTTCTCCCACGAATCATTGAACTCAGTAGATCCTTCCACCCTCAGAAGATCCCCTTCTAGACATTCGAGGAGGGATATGGTCTTATCGTGGTCCTTACCCAAGTCTGCAAAGTATTTATCGAACGTCTTCCGAAGCGGAGGAATGATGTTGTCTTCCTGCACCAGCAGGTCATCTATCCTCGGATCGTCCTTGTAGATCGTCTCTCCCGCTGCGGTTACGTTGTACGTTATGTACCAACCCTCGTCGTGGTAATACTGAATCAGCGGGCTTATCATCAGATGATCGCCGTTACCTCCGTAACGGATCATCAGTATTTTCTTCTTTCCGCCCACCGGTTTCCTTACAGGTGCGGGTTGTTCACCAGGAGGTCCACATAACCGCTTAATGATGGTGAATGGCCCGTCCCTGATTACCTGGAACCTGAAAACTTTCCTGAGAGCCCTGATCGCATCCGGTTGGATGTTGGGGGTGATAAGAACGCCCCCGTCCGCTAGATACCCGAACAATTCAACAATGTACTTATCTGGTATAACGTCGAAGCACAGACTCTTTAGCGTCTTTTCCTTGAACCAACTCAACTGAGTGCTTTTAATCCGAAGGGCTACATGCGACACCAACTCGCCCTCACCGGCATCAACAATCGGAGATCGCAGGTATCGGTACAGGCGGTAATGCTGGTCTGAACTAATCACAGATGATGACCACCGATCCATCCCTGCGGATTTCATATCCACATAAATGCCTGCAACAGAATGCGTCTATCCTGTCCTTGTATTTAGAGTAAGATGGAACCACGATCCTACTGCCGTATTTATACACCAACTTCAAGGACATTAAAGTATAGCCCCCTTTACCCATCGAGCGTACATCTTGTAGTTATTCGCCATGCCTATGTGTTGACGGAAATTACCGTCCATATACTTCTTCGTATCCTCGCCCCCCAAGTGCCGGATCGGTACTTGCACCTTCCCCAGTTTGCCTCCTTCCACTACGGAACGCAGGCAGAAATCCGAGTCCTCGCAGTACATGGGCCAGAACACCTCGTCCAACCCGCCGAGTTTTTGGTAGTAATCCTTCCGTGTAAATAGACACCAACCCATGACGTATGATCCCGCCACCTTCGGGTCCGAATCCACTTCCTCTCCATTGATCCGGTGGCATACCATCGCCTTATCCTTATCGGATACGGCGAGTTGCCGAATCATCGGTCCGCTGACGGCGTATTTTACCCCTTCGGTAAGCAGGGGGGTCTGCCAATCCCCTTCAGTTACGGTGTCGTTATTCAACAGTAAAAGATGTTCTCCCACCGCTAACGCACACGCCTGATTGTTCGCAGCGGCGAAACTGCGTTGCGTATCGTTTCGGATGAAGATGTCTTTCGGTAGTAACAAAGATGTTACTGCGGTTCCCAACCCCTCTTCCTTGTCCGATCCGTTATCCACGAACACCAACTGGTATTCCCTGTTGGCGTGTCGCTTCAGTGTCCTCACCGCTTCCGCCGATACAACCGCATTCCCCCCGGCCACAATCAGCACGGAGATCATCACGGCTTTCTCATCAGCACTTGCCAACCCTGTTCCATGCACTCCCAACCGCGCTCCGCAAGCCACGGCACGACTCTGGTGCCTTTACCAACAAGGGTAGCCTGATACAACATATCGTCCACCAGCATCAACGCACCCGAAGGCATGTGTCTGTCCGCCACCTTCATCGCCTTCAAGTGCATCTTTTCCGACCAGAAATGTATCCTGCGCCTTAGATCATCCGGCTCGTAATCCCAAGCGTCCAGGTAGAGAACGTCGATATTACCCTGATTCCAGTTCCGTAGAACCTCCAACCCGTCCGCAGCGATGAGTTGGATGTTGTCCCTCATCAATCCATAGGTTTTAAGGATCTCCCTGTTCAGGTCCACAACTTCCGGCTTGATGTCGATGGACGTGAGCCTATGCCCGTCTCTAATGGCCAGATGCGCGAAAAACGGTGTTGAGTACCCCTCCCGATACTGCGACCCGATTCTTCTGGTCATGCCGAGTTCCACGATATGCAACCCGGTTTTACCTTCGATCAGTTCTTCAACTCTCGTCAACCCATGTCTACCGTACCCTGCGGCAGTATAGGTTTTACCGCTACTAAAATCCGGTATGGTGGAGCATCCGTAAGGCGTAACCCCTTCCATGTCCCACCGGGTTTTGCGTATGGTATGCGCGAACGCGACACCCTCCATGATTCTTTCACTGTCGTAATGCACGTTGCACATAGGCAATTCGCCGAACGGAGTCTTCTCCGTCAGGCAATACTTCGTGTTGTAAATAGCCCTATGGCAAGGACAACACGGAGCCTGCGCTTGCACGGAGAAATCGTTGTGATGATACTTACACGCCTGAACCACCGAACAATCCGTACAGATCATCGTCTTCGGAGTGCCGAATATGCCCGCTCCGTGTAGCAGCGACGACACCGGACCGATGACGTAATCCGCCATCTTCACCATCGCCATCGCCTGCATGTACGGAGTCTTTCCCACCATCTTGCAGACGTTCTTCTTTCCGAAGTCGAATTGCAAATCCTTCGGATCAATCGGAGTCGGCATCCAGCCGCTCGGCTTGTCTCCTACGAGGAATATCTTCGCATCCGGGTATTCATCCGTAATACGCCGCGCTACGTCCTTCAACCCCATCGGCACTTTCTGGCATGTGGACCCGGATACGACGATTACGACATTGAATGAATTGGCGTGTATCTGTTTCCAACGCTGCATCCAGAGGATCGTCTGGGTATCGAAATAAATCGTACCCGACCGGAACTCCTTCGGAATAGGTATGCCTGCCTTTATGAACGGCTGCTCCACAAACACCTTGTTGCCGAAGTGCGCCTGCCGACGTTCCCTGGGCCAAAAGAACTCCTCCTGCCATTCTTCGGCGATGCAAGCTACTTCCAGGGTTTGCCACAGGTTGATCGTATAATCCCAACTACCCCCATCGACCAATCCGCTGACTCTTACGTTCGCCGCATCCGTCGCTTTATCCTTGCCGAGTACGGCGGGGTTGAATACGGATATGGTGGTTAGAGCCGGATGGCATCCAAGCAGTTCATATCCACGGTCGCCCGTTTCGAGTTGCGTATAATCGAATCTTCTCTTCATTTCCTCGATAAACGGCAACGCCACCAGCAGATCCCCGTATGCCCCGTACCGAATTACCAAAACCCTAGTTGTCATCCCCCCTTACCCCCCCCCGAGTAAACGACGGAGCGGGGGAGCGTCCTCCCCCGCCCTTGGTCGTATTGTTTAGTCCCAGTCTTCCTTGTATTCCAGGGTAAGACCGCCAATGGTCTGCGTCTCTTCGGAGGTCGTACCCGCCAGCGCCACAAGGCGAATGACGTTCCCTGCCGGAACGTCGGTCGAAGTGACTGAGAAGTTGAAGTAGGTCGAATTGGCGTTCGTACCGAACACCCGTGTACCGAACACGGTGTTCGCGCCAGTACCCGCCAGTGAATGCGCGAGTCCCCAGTTAGGGGAGGCGTTGTTCGCAGTTCCGCCTACGCCGTATACGGCGGATGCTCCCGTAACTTTGATGTTGCTGTTGGCGGGTACGATCATCAGATCGGTGATCGCAACCGCGTTGGTTGCCTGCGTTCCCGTGAGGGTTCCCATCAACCCGAAGTAGGGGCACAGGTGTTGACGCGGGAGGAAATCCTCCGCGAAATCTACTGCGTCATACGGCCTGTTGGTCGGTCTGTTAGCCATTTCTTCACCCCCCCCTTACGGAGTCATTACATTGGGCGAAGAGACGTTTGGCCACCAGAAGATGCTCCGCTGATTCGCCGCAAGAGCAAACGGCAACTTGTACCCGAACGTCCCGTACCACCCGAGGCCCAACGACCTCCCGTAGTCCGTTACTTCCTTCTCGATCAACTCCTCGGGTACGGCCAAAGCCTCTACGCAGGCTTCCCCGCCTACGAAAAGCGCCCACCCGACTCCATTACCTGCATTGGTTGGAGTGACCTTGGCGACGTTGGTCTGCTCGATGAACCGAACTCCACCGAACATCCCGATTTCACCGGACAGGATGGTTTTCCGGCCCGATTCCGTGTATTGCCCGTAACTGATGAGCGAACCACGGATGTTGGTAAGCGTGGACGGATGGGAGATGCAGAGATACGAATCCCCGTCAAACGTGGGGATGTTCCGCTCCTTCATCAGATCCACGAGGTTTAAAACATGCGCCGTGGTAAGACCGGCGGTACCCGAGGCCGACGTTGTAGCCGACCCCGCCGAGGTGATATCGACGGAACTGACATGGGTTCCCGCCGCAGGACCGGCGATCAAGAGGCCGGATGAGAACGCCTTGAAGACGGCCTTATCCACCGTCTTCGCCATGTCGTTGACCAAGGACTGCCGAAGCATCGACTTGACATCGTACTCGGACATATCCTTCAGTTTACGGGTGAGCGGGATGGAGTTACCGAACTCCGTCACCACGCAAGTACCCACGGTGATCGTGAACTCATCGACAGGCATGGCGGCGGTTTCTGAAATACCGTCCACCGATCCGCCGGTTGTGACATTCGCTAGAATGTCCCAGTTGAAGGTGTTACCCTTGCGGGTGCCAATGGCTTCCTTCACATCGCACAACTGCCGAAACCGCATGAGCGGCTGAGCGACGGTCCGAAACCAACTCGTAAGATGCGGGAGGGACGTTCGCCCTCCCAAACTTGCGGTTGCATACTCCTGACCTGCCATTTCAATATCCTCTCTTTATGGTTTTATTGTCCCCTTAGTTTACGCCGTCTCGCGGCCTCCTCTCGGATGACCTGCTCGGGCGTGAGGACTTTGAACTCCTCCACCGGTTTAGATTCCGGTTTGGAGGCCGTGCGTATGACCGATCCCTTCTTCTTCAGTTCCGCTTTCCTGTTGTCTTCCGCCATAGCCGCATCCCGTGCGGCTTTCATGGCTTCCCGTTCATTGTTTATCTTCTGACGCTCTACCTTCGTGTATGCGAGTTCGAGAGCGCCGTAGTAATCCCCTCTTTGGAACGCAGCGTCTATATCGGTGTTGCGTCGGAAGTAATCCGCATCTGAGAACGATGCTTTCATGGATTCGTAGTCCGCAGGGTCCAATTCGGCATGAAGGGCCAGGAAATCCCTCTCGGAAGTGTCCATGCGTATTTTCTCGTTCTCTTGTTGCGCTTTCTGCCGTTCGGTTTGCACGGTATTTAGGAATTGGGTCGCTTTGTACGGTGATTCGGAAAATAACTCATCGTACTTAGAGGCTATCTCGTTCTCTCCCCAATACCGAAGGGCTTTATCGCCGGTAGGAGCAATCGTTGGTTGATATTCGACGGGTGGCTTCGGTATAGCGCCCATCGCCTCTTCCTTCCGGGCTACCTCCTGCAGGCGTTTTGTCAGGTGCCGTTCCAACCCCTGTACTTTCAGGAGAGTTTTGGCATCTACAACCGCCTCTTCACCTGCGAACTTACCCTTGACCCGAACGTGTTTGTACTTCTCCGCGAACTGATCCGGGGTTAGTTCCTCTACCTCGGGTTCCTTCGCGGTTTCCGCCTTCGGTTCTTCTTTGGACTCGCTTGCCTCTTTGGGGGGCGCTTCCTCAGTTGTTTCCTCGGCAGGAGGTTCCTCTGCTGCTTCCCTCGCGGCCTTGATCGCGTCGTACTTCGCGTAGATCGAAGTGCGAGGGTCGTCTGCCGCTTTCGCGGATTTTTCCGCATCCTCCCGCGTTTCTACCGGCGCGGGTGTGCTGTCTTCGACGGCCCCTTCGGGCTTAGTCGCATCTTCCACAAATCACCTCTCTCGTGCTGTATTCGTCGGGCCGTAGGGCCTTGGACGTGCTAAGACAGTTTAGCTGTATCTTCCACTACGGCGATGAGTTGATCTACTATCTTCGCCGTTGCCTGACATTGCGAGATGGTGGATATATCCGTAGGATCTGCCGTAACCAATGTATTCTTTGCGTCTTCCTTCAATCTTCCTAGTATTGTTTTCACAAGATCCCAAAAGTTCGTATCGACGCCTTGCTTGCAGATCAAGGCATCTCCCTTCAATTTCTCGTCTATATCTATAATCTTCCTCACATCAGCATCCCACGGGCAAACCCGCCCATATTAGGTGTACTGGCAGTTTCCTGCGATAATCCCGCAGGCAAGTTAGGAGTTAACGGAGCGGCGGCAGGAGCGGCGGAGGGTTCCGCTCCACTTCCGGGGGGAATTGCCGCCGCCCCGACCGGTGCCGCCCCCGCGTTCGGCGACTGAGGAAGATACCGATCAACGTTCTTCGCACCGTTAAGAGGCAGTAGATCCCTGAACAACTCCTTGGCCGTCTGAGCGAACTCAGGAGCGGCTGGTATGAGTTGTATGCACCGATCCAGTGACCGCTCTATCTTCGACGCCTTCAACTCCTTATTGGTTGATCCCATGCCCGCGTTGATTACTAACTCGCCCCGTGCAATCAATGTCTCGTCGGGGGGCAGTCCTGTGTTGATCGCGGCGTAGGCTAACACATCCGGGTCGTTCTCCATCTCGACTTCGTTGTCGTACCACATCTCCAGTACGGGACGGATGCCAGTCTCGATGAAGCACTTGATCCTGAACGCCTCGTCCTCTCCTGCCGATGACGCTGCAATCGCTGAGGCCGTGGCCGTCTGCCGATCCGGTGCCTGTACTCCCAACGTATTCGCGGAGTGTCCGCTTACCTCCTCAATGTTACGGTCGGTTATATCCTCTTCCTTGTAGGAAGACGCGGTTACATCCGTCATGGAGATTTCGCGGATGGCCTCTTCTCCGATCTGATCCCCGAGCGTCACCGCTCCAGCCCTTCCACCGCTGACGATTGACCCCAGTTGGATACCCGCTCCCCTGCGGACGATCCATTGCTTTGAGATACATAGGTTCACGTTGTCGATGCGCTGGTTGCGGCGGGCGTTCGTCTCCGTCTGCAACCCAAACAGCATCTCTGGCAATCCAACGGAATATACTCGGAACGATTCAGGATTGAACTTGGTAATAGAGAATGGCCGCTTTCCGTGTACGAATTTCTTAGTCACCGGCTCCGGTTCGGTAAGGATATGCTCGTCTCCAAGCGATATAAACGTCCAATCCGTCCCCCCGGAGCGGAAATAATTCTCCACAACCCACACCTGCCTGTACGACAGGGCCGGTCCGTCCGACCCCGAACCTATATTCGAGTCCGCCGGGTCCGCCATCCCCCCCTGCCTGGACTTCCTTACCAGATCCAGCGTCCACGGCCCGTCCGATAGTTTGTCCCAATCCACTCCTCCCCTCGGTTTCTTCCATTCCTTAGAGTCGAACTTCTCCTGAACGTCGGTAACGTACATCGGCGTCCATTGCCTGAAGAACGGCGAATCCTGCACTGGATCGGTAGACGTGCATCGGTAGTCGATCTGTATCTGCTCGAACGGAATAACCTCGAAGAACGGCTTATCCACTACAGGAGAGACGGTACTCGTTTCCACCGATTGTCCTGTTTCCTGGTCGGTGTAAACTGATTTCTCCGTCTTCTCTTGGTACTCCCAACCGGTCTTCGCTACTCCGTTCCCATACTTTACGGTGGCGTGTGCAAGGTTCGTCAGGAACATAAAGAACGTGGTCTTACCCTCGATACGGCGATTTAGGACTTCGTTGGTAAACCGCTCCTTCGCTTCGTCCAGCGAATAATCCACGGTTACGATATCGTCCGACTGGTAGAACGAATTGACAAACGTCTTAACCCATTTATCCACTTGTATCTGAGTTTTCGGGATGAATAACATGGATCGACCACGATCAATATACTCAGTGAGGTTCTCCAACTTCCCGTGATACGCATCATCCGCCCTTCGATGCGCCGGATCTATGTTTACGGACCGGTAATCTTCACAGTAAGTAGTGGAATCGTTCATCAACGTCTTGAATTGAGTCTTTGTAGGCATCTAATACCCCGTAGTGGCCGAAACGGGCCGGTACTTATTTTTCTCCAACCACCTATCCTCCTGCCAACCTCCGCCTTCGGCTGCTTTGTACATGCCGCCCTGAGCGTAGGTAAGGCACAGCGAATCAGCTTTGTCCGGAGAGTTGTTATCCCCGCCTATTCCGGCTTTCCTCCATTCCGCCTTGCTGAATACGCGCATCACTCCGGATGAATCGGGAGGATGCACTTTCATGGAGGATAATTCGTCGATAAGGTCTGGATCGTCCGGTATGGATATGGTTCCATCCTGAAACTGCTTCCTCAATGTATGCCACAACTCGTTACGCTTGTTTCCGAATTGGGTCTTATCGTTTGCCGACTCGCTGACCACCACAGAAACAGCAGGATAACCCTGTTCCCTAAGCCTCGTATATACCCCTGCCCCCATCCCAATCGTATCCACAAATATCGCCTGCGGAGCCTCACCCTTCTCCTTCTCCTCCGAGTAATTCCGGACGACCCAACCGACCAGTTGCATCGGGTCCACGCCCCGGAACTCCAGTATCTCCTCAACCTTCGGCCCCCGCCTTTTGCAGATTGTCGATCTATCCTTACCCAACCACGCAACATCCACCCCGAATACGAACGGATCGTCCACATTCACATGCAACGGCCTATTGATGGACCTTTGTATCCAATCCCATGGGATAAGAACGTCTTCTTCGGCAAGGGGGGGAAGCCCCTGGATGCGTACTCGGAAGGCGTTCGTATCCCTGCCGTATTTCTCTTCGTACTTCCTTACCAGCCCCTCGCAACCGCCTTCTCCGGTAATCGCGTCCAGATTTGAGTCCTCTGTGGAGAACCGCAAGACGGACCAGAACTTCCTGTACTTGTTGTGCGTCTCGTAGAAGTACCCGGAGTTCCGAGTCATGTTTCCAATCAGTATGCCAAAGTTCACCCTACCGGTCATCGCGCCTTCAATGGGCCGGAACACACCGTCCGGTACACCAGAAGCTTCATCGACGGCCAGCAGCATATACTGTTCATGCCGTCCAGCCAATGCCTCGCCCTGCTCCTCGGAAGACCCCGTAACACTTGCCGTGCGGGCCTCGATGAACGACTCACCCGGTAGTTCTCTGTGTATCACCTTATCCGACTGCAACTCGAATATCTTGCCTAACCAACCCTCTTGAGCACCCATCAGTTTGCTTTGTCTTATATGTCTTCGAAACTCCTTCCACAAAACAGATTTCAACGTGGAGAAGTTCGGACCAGTTACCAACGCCGTCGCTGGATTAGCCTCCGCACTCCATACCGTCAACAACCAGAGCAGGATGATTGCTAAAGAAAAGTCCTTCCCGACGCCGTGGCCGGATGCAACGGATACCCCCCACTTCTCCGCAAGTACCTTCTCCGTGACACTCAACGGCTCCCCGTGCGACTTCTTCCACTTCGCCCTGAATACATCTCCCACCAGATCCAAAAACTCAATCTGCTGGTTTGATAGTCTGTATCCCAACCCGTCGTATGCGAATTTCTTCGGGTTGAAATGCCAACTACGAACAAGAGCGCCTAACGCCTCGTTCGGGGATTTCTTGGTCACGCTCTCCCCACCCGTTCATCTGCGGGCCATCTACTCCGTTCCGCATCTGCGAACGTGATGATTCCCCGGCTTACCTGTTCGAGAACCCACGCGAGTTCCGGATGTTCATGTACGCTTCGCTGATACAGAGTCATCAACATATTTCCGGTAGAGGATGAATTTCCGTAATTCAGTAACACGGCACCTGGAGGGTTCGCAGGGACTATCGCAATCAACAGGAACGCCTCCACAGGTCGGTCCGGTTGGTTGTTGATGTGTATGTCCACCGGATGTCCGTTTTCAATGTGGAGCGTTACTTCCTTCATTCCCCGTCCCCGTATATAAGAACTTCGCTCAACTCATTCATCACGGCGTTTTCAATCTCGGTTATCATCGTATCCTTCGATGGTTTGTCCGTATACTTGTACGACCGCATATATCCGTATGCCACGCCCTCCTCGACGGCCCGTTGGATGACCGTATAAATATTCACCCTTACTCGTGTTTCTATCCCAATCTTGGCCATAGATTCCTTTGGACAATCCTGCGGACATTATTTATGGGTAATCCCCGCAAACCCGTGCGTATATTGAGTTATCCAAGACAAAATACAGGACATATTCTGACCAACGCAACTGTCAATCCAACGTCAAATAACGTCAAATTGACAGTTAGATATAACCCACTCGGAGTCCCTGCGGATGATCCTTGTGGGGGCAAATAAATCACGCCTCGTTCACCCAACATTTGATGCGAGGCTCGTTGTACTCCTCGAAGGATATCTGCGTACACGCCCAACCAAGATCGATAGGAGAGTATAGTTTCCTCTCACTGTAAGGGGAAAACTCGTCCATACTGTAGGACTTCAGAAAGCTTCCCGTCTGTATCAAATGCTGCTTCGTCTTCCTGTACGTGGAGTGAACAGGATCGGGCGTGAACATAATCCGGTTCATTCCCGCAGATAGCCTGTGCGTATGCCCGTGCGCGGCGATATCCGATGCGAACCATTGTGCCGAACTCGCCAACGTATTCAGTGCCCCACCCGGGGTCTGTGCGGTAGTTGGCTTCCCGTGGCTTACGAAGTAATTCACCGTGCGGGTTCTTGCATCCCGAGAACATTTAGCCTTGTACCACCTGAATACGAAACTAACCCAACCCGCATACCCCAACCGATCATATCCCAACGATTGACTTAATCTGTACAACGGGTCGCTATCCGATGCCTTCAGGTAACTATACCCGTGATTCCCGTCCACACCAGCCACAATCTGACCCTTCAACGGCATCAGCAATTCAATCAAGTCGTCGGTAACTAAATCTATAAAGTTCCGCTCGCCCCTGTACTTCTCGGCTACGTTCTTCGGGTCGAACCGCTTATCCGCCCTAGACACCGCATCTATCTCGTCGCCCATCAGGATGAACATGGTATGTTCATCACCTGCGTACTTACTGACCATCTTACGCATCAATCCAACATCGCACTGAGTACTGCCGTAATGGAAATCTCCCGCAAGGACTATCTTAAATTTTGATTTTGCTTGATACGGTAAATGTATCGGCAAGACCCTCATATGGTTGCCGATCTATTCTTATTTGCTTCTATCCATATAAGATAATCAAGTGCTTTAATGTCTACTTGGACTCTCAGGCTGCACTTCCTCTCTCACGGGTTCGACTCGACTCCTCCTGCACCAACGCCTTCAAATCGCCGTACAGTAGAATCGTCTTGGACATTATAGGGCGTATCTTCGGACCCATAACTTCGTGCTTTTCCTCCAGCATCTCCAGGTACGCGCCGATATCCAGACACTCCTCTAAAGCCTCGTACGCCAATATGCGATTATCAGTAGCAGGATCAAACTCGCCGTATATAGCCAGTCCATGAACAATCCTCGCCCTATACTTCGCGGTGAACTCACGGATCAGAGACAGTCGGTGCTGAGTGGTTTTGTTCACCATCACGCCCCTACTCGCCTCGCCCCCAAACTCGGTCGCCGAAACAACACTCTCGGAAGGAGGAACACTCGCGGAAGAACGACGAGTCGGACTCGACACAGAAACACCGCCACGATCGTAACGGCGAGGACTCATACCCGACGCCTCTCGGCAGCCGCAACCCGCCTGACATGCTCCATGAACCGACTTATCAACTCAACATCCTTAGCATCCAAACCCCCCACCGGCCTGCAATACAAACGACCCACAGCCCATGTAATCCCTATAGCCCATACCACGGGCACCACAACAAGGAGTTCGGTCACTGTCTACGCCGTCCTGTTCGTATGCTCGTACCAGAAAAACCGCAAACTCACGTTGTTCGTCGTAGTCGATAAATTCGTCACCCGAATAATGTACTTCGAGTTCTGCTTCATGATCCGCTCCGAACTATCCCCTGTACTCGCACCGATAGACTTCGTACCAGATCGCCTTGTGACGATCTGAGTGCCGTCCGTAGACCCACCGCTATGCCCTCGGTGCATCGTCGTTGTCGCAGTCACCGCAGAGTTTCTGTTGCGGTTGTACGCCACCAGTGCCGTAGTACCCGTACGTATCGCATCCTCGAATATACCCAAAGTAATTCCCGCGTCCAACGGATCAATCTCATACCCGAAATGCGCCCACCGAGTAGTATCCGGAGTGGTAACGAGGTAATCCACCACCTGGCCGTTCGACATGGCGATCACGTCGGTAACGTGGAAAGTATCCCCGTCGTGTATCTCGTGATGCTCGTAGGAGATCGTAGTCAATGCATGGGTAATCGTATCAATCCTAGGCACCTGATACGTCGAATCACCCGTCTTCCCATAAGCGTATATCGGCACGGGAGCCGCACGTAACTGAGTATCCGTCAGAGGACCACTCGCCGTGACCGTACCGCTTACAGGAACCGCCACAGCCCGCAACTGAGCATCCGTCAACGGACCCGTCGCTACGACAGTCCCGGATACCGTAACACTACCGTCCACCGTAAGGCTGTTCCCACCATCCTGCACGTTCACAGCACTCGCGCCACTACCGTTGCCTACCGTCTGGACACTGCTGGTGGAACTCCTGACGGTAGGAGACAATACAGATTCAGAACCTCTATCGTATCTACGGGTCATCAACGCCCCTTTATTCTAAATCTATGCTACGAGGGTGGTATACCAGTACAACCACGAGTGATTGGGGGGCCTCCCCGGCCCCTCCAACTAACCACTCGATCCAATCATATCTATTGTCTACTCACCCCATGGCGTACGTAATAGAACATGCCATTATGGCAACATCTTACATATAATATGTTACCAGACACTGGGTATTGAGTATTATCAAGTACTTACGTCTATATATCCACGGTCTTGGATTTATCTACCACGTGACTATCTGTAACAACCTTAGTCCAGGATGCGATGTTTTGAGTGGATTGACCTGATTCAAGGCGATCCTTGTCCAAGAGGATACCGTATGCAACCGCCATATCCCGGAAGGCCGCCCCTTTGATCTTCGCTTCAGTCATGTTGTCGAGGATCATTTGCTGTTTCGATCTTACGATATCAACCCTATTATCAACGAATAAGTCTATTTCTCCCTTGTTTATTCCATATTTAGCTAGGTATGCCCTTGCTGTTGACGGTGCAACCTCAGCTGTTTCAGCAAGTTCCCTTCCCGAGATCCCGGGGTTGTTTTGAATGACTTGTGCAACACTTTGTTGCAACTTGAACCTATCCGTTCCCTTGGGCCTTCCCCTTCTCTTGGTTGGTTGTATTACAGTTTCATTCTCCATAGGCGTGAGCTACTCCGTGTGTGACGTTTTGGTATGCGTGGAGTGGTCCGTCTATTAGTTGGTGTTCGTAGAGTATTTTATCTTGGAAGTGTTTTTTGCGTCGAGGTCTTTCCATTCTGTTGAACTCGGCTATAACTCGTTTA